ATACTCTCTACAGTATCACCAGAATGTTTATCGTCACGTAGTTTTGAAAAACGAGGATGTAATAAACTATAACCATCCTCTGTAACACTCAATCCTGAACATGTAACCTCAACATATGTACCTAAAAGTGAGTCACGATTATCCCAGATGTATTTACGCATATCATCCGTGATTCCACCAGGATCAGTTTGAAGCAATCCACAATCTGATTCAGTTATTAATGAACCAAGTGTATTTTCGATTCGTGTGCCTGGTTTACCTTGGTTGAACCCAATAATTTTCAGATCAACTGAAAACTCAATCTTCAATTTGATCTGATCATTTGGTTTACCGTCTTTCCATAAGCATGACAATCCTTTGAGAATTGTTCCTTCCTCACCTGCAGCTAATTTTTCTTTGAAATCCATCATTGCTTCTTCATATGAATAAACACGTCTTGATGCAATTAGACGAATCTTATCTGTGGTTAATCCTGCAAGAAAAAATTCTAATTCCTCAAGTCGTTTTTCATATGGACGTACACTTTTTGTTTCCATATACTCATCGATTGTTATCATATCCCAAACAGTTAGTACAATCTTTTTAGTTGCTTCTTCAGCTGTCATATCATGTTCATCAAAGAAATCTGATCTCTCTTTTGAAACATCTCTCCCATCAGCTATTTTTTTATTAATACTAACAACACTTGCAATAATGCCATTAGATATATATCTAGGAATTCCATCAATTGTTAATTCTCCATTAAGGACAAAATTATCCTCTACATCGTTGAAGATAGAATCAAAATGACCATTCAGATAGGTTATCTCACCTCCACGACTCTCAAGCGTAACCTCACTGGTAACGATTGTATTTGCATAACGACCATCCATTTTAACCTGAGACACGACACCACGTTTATCTTTGAATAATGCTTGTGCTTTTTTCTTATTGAACGCAATAGCACCCATATATGGTGTAGATTCAATATGTTTTTTCCATACCTTGTTAACGGTTGATTCGTTCAATCCAACTTTCAAATCTTTTCCTATAATGCGTTCTATAACGATTGCATCATTAGGCATTACATTTTCAAGAATAGATTTCAAGAAATCGATTGCATTTTGACCTGTGACCTCACGTGTTGATAAGCGTGATAAATTTGTGACGGCACTTTCCAATGGTGTATATAATGTTTCCGGATTGAATGAGTGCAATGACTCATATTGAGGAATTTTCTTGATGTAGAATTTTACACGAGGTGACAATGCAAGATAAATTACTTTTTTGAGTAACTCATCATCTTTGTATTTGTTAAGGGTTTGTTCCTTAATCTTTGTTGAATTAGTTTCATTTAATTCTTCGAAAATAGATAAAATATCTTTCATTAATATTCCTTTATTTGTTATTATAACATAAATAATCTTAAATATACATTAGGAGTTATAAATGAGCTCATTTACTAACCCATTATTACTGATTGCACCTGATGATGACACTGAATGGACACTATATCAAGAATTTGATTATTATGATGATGATGGTGTTACCTATAAGGTTCCTGCCGGATTTAAAACTGATTTTGCAAGTGTTCCAAGAATTTTGTGGAGTATTTTTCCACCATATGGTAGATATGGAAAAGCTTCTGTGTTACATGATTATTTTTATCGAACAAACAGCGTTTCAAAGGATAAAGCGGATCTTGAATTCAAGCGTGCAATGAGTATTCTTCATGTTCAGAAATGGAAAATTAATATTCTTTACAAAGCTGTCTGTTGGTTTGGATCAAAAGCATATAAAAAACATTCTATAACCAAAACTCAGGAAAATCCTTCCTAAACTTCTGTACGTCAAATAATTCTAAAATCTGCTGATGTTGTTTAAAAATAGCAGTTGCTTTTACATCAGGTCTATTAGTTATAATCCCCAGGTTCTCGCTATTGTTATTTGATAAAAGGAACCATACTACATTATCATTAAATGACACATCAATTATTAGTTCTGTTAACTCATATAACATGTCTTTATCAAGTGTTGTACATACATTCTGTAATACACCTTGAAGTATAGTCTCCCTATCCCTAAAATCAAGTTCCTCAAGTTTTGAGTATATGTGATAAAAGATATCTTTATTCTTCGTCTGAGTTAATGATGAGTTAGTTATATTCTTCAAATATTTCATATGATCAGAACTTCTACAAAGAGTATCAATAATCTTGAATACAATATTAACGCATTTATCTTTTGATATTAACTGTCTACATACAAATGATATTATCTTCTCATCTGAAGGAAGCACATCAAGTTGTCTTCTAATCTCATCTTCTGATAACATACCATAATCAATAGTTTTTAGGTTTGTAGACATTCTTTATCTTTCCTGGAGTGTGACGTGAAGATTTTAAAATCAATATCCCAAAATAGATATGTTGTAATCAGTTGTGCAAAGAATATTATAATCCATATGTTATTATCACTTTTAGGAAAATAATGAACCACAACTAATATAAAAGGAATATAAATTTGACCTTTTAGGTAATATATGACTCGTGGATACCTACAAAATAGGTATTTAATTGGAGACCAAAGTCTCCATAGAATGTTATGTGTTCTTTTCATTATCGGTCAAATACTTCATCAGCCCATTCGGCTATCTTGCTTCTGATAACATTTCGTAGATTTACCCCCGCAATTCTTACATCGCTAGGGTTATTTTCTCCACATTTTGACATCATAAACGCCAACCCATTATTGTGTTTATTCAAGTACGGGTTATCAATTTGTCTCAATGATCCTGCAACAATTACACGACTGTCCTCGCCAACACGTGAGATAATTGTTCTGATGTCCGCCGCTGTAAAGTTTTGTGCTTCATCGAGAATAACAATTGAACCTTTGCTAAATGTTGACCCACGCAAGTGACCTACATATCCGTATTCAATGTTATAATCTTTTTTGAATTTTTCCATTGCTTCTGCAATTTCATCTTTAGTCAATTTTTTTGATGACTTTGAAGTAACGATATTTTCAATCGTGTTTTCCATAGGTGCAAGGTAACCGGCCATCTTGTCCATAAGATCACCTGGTAAGAATCCTAATTCATCAGATTTGTCACCTGAGATAATTGTTTTACGGATATAGATAATTTTGTGATATTTTGCTTTGTATTTTTTATACAAGTATGTTGCACCAGATAATGTAATATAATTCTTACCTGTACCTGCAGGACCTTCGATTACAATGATATCTTGTGATTCATCCATCATTAATGTACTAAGAACCTTTTGTTCAACATTTCGTGGTTTTGCATCTTGTTTCATTAGTTCTTTTTCGTCAATTGTCTGCCATATTGTGCTTGCTTTTACAAAGAAATATTTTCGTCCTGATGTATCATTACTAATCATCATGCTACATACATGTCTTTCAAGGTCATTGCCCGTACAATTTTTGTATAAAAGTTTCATCTCTTCATCAAGAAGGCATGTTTCTTCAATATCCACATCACATGTAATATTTGCATCAAATGATAAACTATATCCGGCAATATCATTTTTTAGGAACGGTTGACATTTTAAGTGATTAAGTAATGCACTTGATCGAAATGCAATATCATTAGATAAAAGAATTACATCAGGATATTCCGTCTCAAGACGTTTTGCAGTTTCAATAATCAATCTGTCATTATATATAGAACCACTTGTAGTTTCTTTATCGGTCTCATATTTGTTTAAAGATACGAGGTGAATATAAACATCACCTAACTGAATATAAACTCTTTTTGCATAGTTACCGATTTCATCGATTCCTTGATCTGCATCTGCCTCGCTGAGCATTCTATTGAACGCTCTTGCCTCAAAGTTAATTGTATCAAAACCTGATTTTTTTGAATCCAACTCGTTCATAACGGTCTCAGGGATTACAATCAGGTTGTTTCCACCTTGTGCAAGCGTTATCACATTTTGATGATTATCTAATATGATATTTGTGTCTATAAAGTAAACCTTATCAAAAGATGAAATAGGTTTTTTGATATTTTCTTTTACAGTTTCTTTTTGCAAAATAAGCCTTTGTTTGAATATATTTTATTTATATCCGGCTATCCTGAGTGTTTACATATCAATATGATCAGTTATAGAACAAACCAATTCACGGGTTTTATCAACTGATAAAAAGATTCGAAATCTATCACCATTGTTGACCTTCATACTTTTGAGAACTGATGCACGTATCTCTAGTTCAACTGAATGTAACATTACAATTGTTCCAAGTGCATCTTTTTCAGAAATTCCTTTCGTAAGTTCACGTTCACAGAACAGATTTAACATCTCTGTCTTAAACATACTATTTTGCCCATTTAAGAAAGTTTTAACATTACGAGCAATATCTTTTACATCGTTTCCAGCTTGTTTATAGATAAACGCTTTAATGTCATCATATGTAATCTGCTCGTTAAATCGGGTATAGAACTCATAAAATCGTGAACCAATGCTCTCACCAATCTTACCACGAATAATAGTAAGTGCGTATGGATTTTCCTTCCCGCCTTTAAGAACCTTCAATAGATCAGAAAGCTTTTCCCATGCACGTGGTGTTGGGAATTTTGAATCTTGAACCTCTTCGCTAACAAAATTCAATTTATCAGGATTGTTCGATACGAAAGATATTACTGCTTTATGTAATCCTTTATCACCTGCCCATTTTACCCATGATCGTGCATCAGATTGTACATCAATTGTCAAGAATCGGTCAAGTAGTGCGGGATCGAGTGCATCTACTTGATAATTACCATCTGCAGGATTCACACATGCCATAACAAGTGCAGGTTTACCTCTAAAATAAGGTAGTGAATGTTGATGAATTTCCTTCTCAAGAACAAGTTGCAACGCTGATTGTTTAACATCTAGAGGAGCACGATTTAACTCGTCTAATAACAATGATGTATGCTTACCCTTCGCCCAATATACCTGGGTGTTTAGTTTACTTAATAAACTATGCTCTGTATCGTAAAAATCATTATAGAGTTTTTGAAGCTCGTCTCTTTTAATATTCATATCTATCCTTGAATTCATTTTATACATTATATCATTGTTATGTTTAATTTCTGCTTAAATATTTCATTAAAAACTTAAGCAGTGATTACTCACTGCTTCCAGGTACATTGCTTGTATCACATACTCGTTTAAAATCACGCGCTTTACGTTCTTTTGCCATTTCTGTAGTTACAACTGTAATATCTTTTTCCATTATTGATATTTTTGGTGCCCTTGAAATAACAGGCTCAAGTGCCATCAAATCTTTTAACGCTTGTGTTGCTTTTAATGGTACATATTCATCTTCCGTAGTAGGTGCATTACGTTTTGGACGTTTTGTACGACCTTCCATCTGTTTCTTGTTGGTTACCAGTGTTGGAGAAATGTAAAAATCTACTGGGATTAAATCACGTGCATCTTGAATAAGTTCAAGTGATTGCTCAGATAACTTTTCATCTTCAGGTTTAATCATGATATTTTTAATTGTACCATTTACCATAGTATCACGGGAAGTGTCAATACTTAAAATTTCTGCATATGAAATATCACCGTAGACTCTAGCACCTTCGTGAATATATACCTCATTTGCTTGGATGTTTCCAAGTATAACACCATACACATGTAATGTATCAGTTAAGATATCACTACGAATGTCACCTGTTTTTTCAAGCACAAGTTGTGGGCAGGTAATTTTATCTGAATATATGTTACCTGCAACAAATAATAAATCAATTGTTTCCAATTGTCCGGTAATAGTCGTACCCATTGATATGACTGTTGCTTTTGTTGTTTCTTTTTTCACGAAAAGGTCAACAATTGCGCTGACCATTCCTAATGCGTAATTAAACATTCCATTCCTTTGTGCGAATATCGTAAGCCTTTTTTAGGACCAATGACGCTTGTCGTCTGCCCAACTCGCAGTCGCTTTTATACATTGCAAGCGCTTTAAACGTAGATCTTCCTTCACCATACTTGTTAAGAATATATCCGCATGCTTCAATATTCTTTGATGGAATCAATAAGTCATTTCTACAAGTCACAATCCCCTCACGTTTTAATTCATCTAACCATGTAACAACACTGACACCAGTTACACCAACAACGTCGATATGTTTTGATGATGCTGCTTTATGTTCAACTTTTGTGTTGAATGTACACTCTGAGTCAACTAAACTAGTAAGTACGTTCCATTTTACTGTCTCGTATTTACTTGAAGTTTTTATAATTGCCTCAGCTAGGTGATGAGCTTCGTTATCAGATACTTTGCTATTTTGATGATGGATATAATCTGTGATCTTATCCTCAATAACTGAGACACGCTTTAATTTTGCGTCTTTCTCTTTAAGTTCTTTTTCAACTTGCTCTAATTTTTGTGCCTTTTCTAAAGCACTATTTTGAAATTCTTTACTCTGGTTAATAATATCGTTACTCTTATAGTCGAAGTACATTTTAGTACCAAACATAGATCCAATCAAGATCGACACAAGGATGATTATTAACAATTTCAAATTCTTGATTGTTTTTGATAGCTTCACAAATGGATTATCCAATTTGGGCTCCTTTTTTTAATTTCGTTCATGAAGGAATAAATTCCATCACTTATCTACTTTCTTTGAAAGTTGCTTCAATCGAGTTAATCTTATGTTATTTTTTCATAAACACAAAATTTTCGTTATACGATTAAAATTAAGTTCTTTTGATAAGTTCCAATATGTCGCTAGGCAACGTATCTGATACCAGCAAATCGGTATGTTCAATCGAGTATTCGTTTAACAAATCTCTTATTGACAAATCAATGAGAACCGCCTCTGCCTCGGATTGGGTTCGTCCGTACTCCTGGTATGGATGATTTTCCAAATCACGAGTGACAAAAATATTTATATTTTCGTATGCATTAAAAGTACTTACTACTAAGTCTTTAAATGTTTTCTCGTCGTAAGGTTCGCCTGGAACAAAGTAATGTAAACTCAATGGTAATGGTGAATCTGTTATTACATAATCCAATTTATCCCTGAGTTTCCATATCTTGTGGTGTTGAGAACTAAAAACGTGTAACTGATTTTTTAATTGAAAGAACGATTCGGAATATACTAAATCTTTTGCATATTCCGTAATCAATTCTACTTTATATCCTTTTGTTTTCATCAGATGAAACAAACCAGCTGCAGTGGTACTTTTACCTGTGCCCGGACCACCAAATAAATTTATTACAACCAATTATCTTGCCTCCAAACTTGCTTTAAATATTTCATCAGGTGTAGGAACACGATTTTTTCGTTCCCGCTCAATTCGTTTTAATTCACGATCAGCAAAAAAGATTATCTTATGTAAATCACGCTCATAACTTGAGTGATGTTCTTCACCTGCACGAAATATAGCTTTGAAAATATTTCCTTGCGAGAAATTCATTCCTTTAAGCTCTATTATATCTTGTAGATCCTTCATTCCTTCAGGTATTTTGTAGTAGTCTGTTGAACCACCATTGTTAATTCCTGACATTATTATCCTTTATATATGTTGAACAATCATTATAACATACATTAGATTAAATTGAGATTAATCCTTTGTATTAAGAATAAGGAAATCATTAAATCTACCTAATCTTTCTCTTTTGTCTGCTTTGGCATATAAAATATCTTGAAGATTCACATTATGAAAATTTGCCATTGCTTCGAGAACCTCAAGGACATCAGCATATTCATTAGGATCAGCGAAATCAGAATCTTTTATCTCATTAACTTCCTCAAGAAGTTTTAAGTAAAGAAATTTCTCTTTACTATCGTAATCTAAGGTAGAACTATCAATCAATTCATCCTTGGGAATTATATCCTTATACTTGTCACGAATTAGTTTTAGCATTTTTCGCCTTTGCATCAAGGTAATCTTGTCTGAAGTTGATTTTAGGAGTACCTTGTTCTTTGTACCAACCATCAAACCCGCCATATCTATTAGGTTGAATAACTTCATTGTATAATCTCTCGATATTATTCCAATCCTCATCAGAGTAATTCTCAAACATATCTGTATCTGATAATTCTGACAAACTTATTTGTTTTTTATTATTCAGTACAGTGATACGATATGATTTTGTAAGTGTCCATACCGTAGGAATATCACTTCCGTACCACCAATGTAAAAGAGATGGACACTCACGAGTTTCACCGTATGTTCGTTCGTCTGATTGGAAATCATAATTAGAATATTGTACTGATTCAGTAGCAGTTTTAACATCATCAAGATAAACATATTTTGTAGATGTCCCTTTTGAATTTGTTACAGTCATTGAACCTAAGTACAAGAAATATTTACCATTCTTTGCATCTTTATAGACACGACTAGGAATCTGATCTTTTGTAGATATTTTTGATGCTTTTAACGCAGTTTCTTTCTTGTTCTTTGCTTTATCTTGTTTATCATGATCTTTGATTAATGCATTGTATTCATCAAGCGATACAATATCACGACTTTTTGTAACAATAAATTCTTGGTCAAATACACCATTAGTAATTACGCTATACTTCGCAATTTCCATAAAACGACTCATAGATATCTCAAATGATTTTTTGAACGCAGGATGCATGATTAACATGTTTTCCGAATTTGATGCATTACGTGACCAACGACCATTAACACCCGCAAGTTTAAATCCACTCATAAATTTGTTTTCAACAATCAGTGGTTTCTTTGCATTAGAAGACCATGATGTCCACGAGTTTTTTGAGTTAAGATCAGTTATTTTGCCTTTGGTTTCATAATATGTCATATAACATAAATCGCCACTGATACCAACAACTAATTCCTTAGGAACAATTCTTTCATCAACTTGCATTTTTTTCCTTTAAAAATAATTCAACGCACTCACGGAAATCAGGATCGTTAAAAACAAGATCATCAAATTTCATCTCATCACGCATTACAGCACGCTCCATACGATGTAACCAGATTGGTTTGGTCCATGTAGTGATGAATTCACCATGCATCTCAACGGTTCTAGGCATCCCAATAAGGTCACCTACTTCCTGATGTGATAAGAATAATGTTTCGTTATGTACATTTTCATTTCGGGCAAATTCTGCAGCGATCTGAGATTTACCAATACCGTGTGAACCTTCCATGAGTAAGGTTTCATTTGCATCAAGACATACTTTTAATATTTCAGGTACTTCTGCAATAAACATATATTTCCTTTATTTTCTTTTTGTTAAGATCTGGATATATTTTACACCATCATATGTGGTGATTCCTGCTTTGGTATAACCCTTGGATACCCATCTGTCTATCTTTGTATTGAGTTTTATCCAATTACGTGCAGTTAAGATTTTTTCTTTCATCATTCCTCCGTTTAATACAATAATTATATCACATTAATCTTAAAGTAATATTATACTTTTTTACTAAGCACATATGTAACATCAGTATCGTTAAAGTTCCATTGTTTTGAAATCTCCAAGAAATATGAGCGTTTTACCTTAATTGGGTTTTTCGTATAAAAATCAACAGCATCAACTTCCATTGTACCTTTTTTCCAAAGAACACCGAATTTATACCTATCATTAAGAAGATTCCAATTAAATCCCATTTCCTTACAAACTTCAACGAGCTCATTACTTGTTTTATGCATACATTGTTTATGTGTAAGAATACTTTGTGCGAATACGTTTTTAGAGTTACGTTCACAATCTTTAGTGCGCCATAAGAATGCGTTATATGCTTCAGTATCTGTTGGTACTTGGAATACACGTGCATCAAAAAATGCTTTACCAATTTTAGATTTGATTAACTCTCTACGAGGACTAATAGTTTCGTTTAGCATATCTCTTTTTAGTTCTACAATAAGGGCTTCTCTAAGTAACTCATTAAAAGTCATACTTGCGAAACTAGCCATTAAGGAAACAATTTTTTGTACACGACCGGCATAGATAAACCCACTCACTCCTTGAACACCTACCTCATGTGATGGTTGAAAAATTAATGTAATCTCATCTGATTGTGAGTATGCAGATACTGCATGAAACTCATCCATAAGTAAACGAGATGTTTCTGACATCAATTTAGTTAATAGTTCATCGAATGGTTTTTCGAAACCTTTTGTCCATTTACTGAAACCATGCCCATCAATTCTCACAACAGTGTAATCTGATGGTGTTAAATATGTCTCAGTTGCTTTCTCATATTCTTTAATACGTGCCCCGAAAGGGTCTTTATCTACGATACTCATTTCTTTTCCTTCTTTTGACTGTATTGATTATAACAGATTTAACCTTTATTTTTGCTTACATTGAAATGTTTGAAGTTTTTATGAATAAACCCATCCCAGGTATCAACCCCATGTGTATCAAGAAACATCACCGGAACCTTAGGGATCTTTTTCCATTCTTTAATCGATTCAATACCCATATCAGTAATTACGATCATTGCATTGTATGGAATTTTTTCATCATCAGCATATTTGATTGCTGGGTATATGCATGTGCCACCTGATGCCCTACGAGTTATTTTTCTCGTTTTAGAATCGAAATCATCTACACCATGTACTTGTGTGTCAACTTGAATTATTTTGAATTTAGAGTTTGTGAGTCTACAAATCTCTTTAATCTCGGTTAATCCTTTAACTATCTCATCATTAGACATTGACCCCGAAACATCAAGAACAACAACAAGATCAAATGTTGTATCCTTTGTTTTTCCTTTAAGATCCTCACGTGTAGGAAATCTACGATCAGATCGCATGATTGTCCGACGAACATTACTTTTCTTATTACCAACAATCTTACGTAATTCCTTGCGCCAATCGACAACGTTCTTTGTCTTAAAGAGATCAAGCATATTTGATAATCCTGCGGGGGTGTTTCCACGTGATTTTTGTAATGCTTGCTCAAGCATATTTTTAGTTAACTCTTTTCGGAATTCATCATCACCTACTGATTCTTTCCAATCGTGTGCATCCATAGGAACTGGAAAATCTATATTTAATTCATCGCCGTTTCCTGAGGTATCACCAGAATCAAGTTCGCCTTTATTCAATGCATCTTGAATTAGCTTCTTAAGTTTTTCTCTATTAGCATTATCCTGTTCTTTTTGCTGTTTGTATTTGTCATTCTGTTCTAACAGATGATAATATTGCTCAGATGTTAAGTTTGCAGGTAGATTGTATTGATGGTGATGTAATCCTGAAGCAGGAATATTTTCAATCATCTGATTAATTGCTATATCTGTTCCGTAATTCCACCTTTCATGATCATCCTGTTTTCGTATGATGACATGATTATACACAATATGTGATGCCTCATGAATGAGAATTGCAATCTTTTCTTTCTCAGTGAACTTATTAAACAAAACTGGGTTAATATCAAGATAATAACTATATAGATTGAAATATACACCCGCAGGCGCAGGTAGTGTTTTATCCATTGTTATTACGCATTGTGCTAATATATGACCGTAGAACATGAAGTCCTTATGGTTAAATATCTTTGCAATAATTTCTTCAAGGTAGAATCGATTAAATTTCATAATAATACCTCCGGATATTTCTTTGAGAATAGTTTTAAAATATCTTTGAATAATGCTTCATTTTTAAATGTAACATTCTTTTCTATAGTATTAATTGCATCAATGATATTTGTGAATAATTGTTTGTCAGCGGAAACCCATTCGTTGTCTTTTAAATACAATGTCTTTATACAATGGGTTGTGATGGATTCGTTAAGGCTGAATGTAACACTAATGGCAGTTTTTACCTCTCCTTTTATCTTCAAAGAATCGAAGATAAATGAGGTGGGTTCACATTCGAATAGCGTTAACTTACCTGCAGATGTGCTATAAAAACATGTATCAATGTTAGGGTATTGATGTATTTCAAGCATTCTATTCCTTCTATTTGTATAATTATAACATAATAGAATTAATAGAAGCTTAAATTATTTTTTTAAGACAAACGCAACTACAATACCTACGAACGCAATAATCCACAAGAGATTCCATGCAAGTTTTATGAGCATGAAGAAGATCATCATAAAGAACCCGATAATCATCGGTAGATTAAACAAGATAAACATTGACACTAATGCTATCACCAAAAATTTAATTGCTGTAGAATTCATTATTTTCCTTTTCTTTCAACGTGTTCACGTTTAACAAGTTCATCTTTGATATCTTGTACAAGTTGTCGTGCATCACGAGTCTCATTACTATTATAGTCAAGGTTTTCCTCACGAATTGACAATCGTCTTTTTGCTTTTAACAACGCTAATAGACGTTGTGTGGTTAGTTTACTTAATTCCATAATTCACTCCATTCAAATTTTGAACCCTTAACGAATTCTGCTGTACACGTGACTGGTTTACCATCATGTCCCATAACTTGTGTTACGCCACTACCATAAACGAAATATAATCCATTGATACAATCACCCTGGGTTGTTTTTGATGTTCGATTATTATCTGTTATTGTATATACATTTTTATCTGCATGTTCCTTTAAGTGAGGAAATGCATGATACACAGCAAATGCTAATAATAACATTAGTAGTGAAGGAAATAAATCATCCTGTATAAATTTTCTCATCGTCTCTCCTGTTGTAGTTTCATTCGTTTTGCAAAGAAATCTTTTGGATTAAGAAATGCAATATTGAATTTGTTTGGACATTTTTTCAAAGTAACAATATCACCCTTTTCTAAACCAGTCATGCTTACACCATCGATAAAGAGTGTTGGTGTACAACGAAGACTTTCAATTTTTATTCTAACCTTTTGAGGTTTCATCAACTCATCGATACGACGATTAGACACTATACTTGTCACACTCCAAAGATTTGCATCAATAGGGATGAGTTTCCCACCGTTATTCATATTGAACGCAGATGAGCCTAGAGGTGTGCTAATACAGATCCCGGTTCCACTAAATTGAAATTTATCGAATGACCCGTTCTTAGATGTCATCTCAAATGAATTCCAATCAGAAATATCAGATCCAATAATAACATCATTAATGGCCTCATATGTACATTCCATTCCAGAGATGAACTTTACATTAACTTCTACCTTTGGGGTACTGATTACGGTAGGAACAATCGTATCATTCAATAATCCTTCAATAATACGGAAATCATTATCGAAGTTATTCATGATAAAATTTAAGGTTCCAAGTCCTTTACCAAAGAAAGGAATCTTAGTATCAATGTGATTTTTATGTGCATGGAGCATTGCCCCATCTCCACCAATAACAAAAAACATCTCCGGATCTTGCTCGGTGAACATTTCAGGGAATGATTTCTCTAGGAAACGAATATATGTTTCTTGGCGTGGGTCTGTTCGATTTACTACTGCTTTAATTCTCATGATTTTTCAGGTTCCTTCTCACACCACATTTTAAATGCTACTGCATATTCAGGATATATACATGCAAGTTTAAACACATTCTCATGATCAGCTTTCATGAATAATTCAAACAAAGCAGTTGAGAAGCTTCCTAATGATTCATTATTGTAATATCTTACAATTTCTTCAGGTGTCATCTGTGACATAATCAATCCTTCTTTTTTAATAGAATAATTATAACATAATTAACTTAATCTATCTTTAAGATCTTTTAATGAATCTTTAACCACAGTATAACTTAAGGGCATACCAAAATTGTAAAACTTGTCTATATCATTAATGATAATGAAGAATATGTCTTCTGCAGGAACATCCATCTGAACAGGAAACCAATTAAAATAACCTACTGGTTTTATATTGATAATCCGTTTATGGTCTATTGTGTGAGGTGTTAAAATTACATTAAATTTTGGCATAAGTATCTCCATTAAGGTTTTACTTATTTACATTTATTTTGAACTTGTTGTCTGATTGACAGTTACCTTAACAATATCGCCACATTCTTTGCGCCACACAGTGTGAATTCCTTGACCAGGATTTGGGCATTCCTGTAAACCTTCTTTTGCATAAGCAATAGTGGTATCTTTATTATAGTTCAAAAATCCAGTAACCGTTACAATTAATGTTAAAAATACCCCTGACCAAAAAATTGACCACATTTTATCTTCTGAGCTCATATTATTCCTTTTATTGTTTGATTTTGTAATAGTTTCTTTTGAGATCATTTATCACTACCCTACATTCAGATGGACTTAGTTTAGAAACATCTATATTATGAATAACTAGTTCTACACATGTGCTCCCATCATAACCTTCATCCTTTTTATGCCAGTCACAATGAAAATCAAATAACTCTTTTACTTTTTCCGGTTCACATACAATAATCTTACCTATTTTATTTTCACCGTAAAAATGTGTTATTCTGTATGTCATACAATCACATCCACATATTTAATATTTCCACAATGTAAGCATTGAAGAACATAACGTGTACCTGTAGAACCCGTGACATCATTACGTAAAGGTCCCTTCGAAATTACAAACCATTTGTGGACATGTCCCACAAATAACATCTCAAGTATATCATGCATCGTTGAAATCTCGATATTCATCGTTATTACATATCGCATTGAAAACTGTTGGGTTTGCCTCATAACGTGGAAAATCATCAATTTCTGAATGACTTGTTCTGTATCCATATACATCGCCATTAAAATTTACAATACATTCAACTGCTTTTCCTACTCCTGCTGATCGAGACATTCCTGCTCTGCAATGAATAATAAAACGTTTATCTTTGTTTTTTTCAATGAATTCTTTGATCACTTTACCTTGGAGTTTTGTGAGTGGTTTGTATCCACCAATCTGATATTCGACATCCCAGAATTTTGTTTCAAGTACATCGTGAAAACCTTCAGTATATGCAGGATTTTCAACACTTAACCACATTGAACTTTCTTCAGGTTCAGTGATAGAAACCAAGACAAGATCTTTTCTCTCATCCATAGTGATATGTTGAGAAAAATCCTTGAATTCCTGCCAACCCATAATTCCGTAGAATAAATCATTATTAATTACTGGTCCACGTTTAAAATTAAACGAATTAATCATTTTGTTCCTTTGTTTTTCCGATTGCTAAGGTGATTGTATGTGCTAGATCACTTGAGAATGGTATTTTTAATTTCTTTGCATAGTACTTGAGGTAGTCCATTTTTATGGCAGTTGTTGGAGCGCCTAATACTAGTTTATTTGGATCTTTTGCGACCCAATATCCGAACTCAATATTTGTAGTGAATCCAGGTAATGTATTATCATTCCGTGGAATCCAAAAAAGAATTACGTCTGCCTTTGATAGACATTCTTCCTCCCACTCAATTTGAGCACTGTACGCAAAACCTTTATCCCAATTACCATCTCGCATCTCAGGAACAAATAATGTACCATTGAAACGAAGTAACTGAAATGCGCTTATTGCATCATTACGCCATGATTCCACGTACTTTGAGCGTGGTGTTGGACCTGCGAGGAAAATAGATTTTCCTTCTATTTCCACGGATTCCTGTGCATAAATTATTTTCAATTTAATCCTTTGGTCGTTGAGCCATCAATTTATCAAATTTTTTGCGTAACTCTTTTGTATATTCATTTTTTGTGTGGATTGATGAAATTTCATCACTTAATCGCTTTAGTTCGTTAATCCATCTTACTTGTGCTTCATTCATATAAATCCTTCTTCTTTCGTATATTATATCATAAATACCTTAATATAACATGAAAGAAAAGGATTAACTTGATATTCTTAAAAACAACTGAAATACGTTCTCTAAAGGAAAAATTACTGGATGAGCAAGGTGGTGTATGTCTTATATCGGGTATGCCTATATTTGGTGAGATTGCAGTTCTTGATCATAAACACAAATTATTTAAGGATCAACCACTTGGTGAAGATAATGCAGGATTTTGTCGAGGTGTATTGCACAGATCAATCAACTCGTGGGAAGGAAAGGTATTTAATGCATATCGTAGATTAGGATTACATAAGATAGATAAAACTCTACCTGAATTGTTACGATCATTGGCAGATTATTTAGAACGAGAACCAACTGAGTATATCCATCCACGTGAGGTCCCAAAGGAACCTAAAATCGGTAAACGTGAGTTCGCTAAGTTGAATAAACTCTATAAGGAAAAATATCCAAATAGGAAACAACTCGAGTATCCATCTTCGGGCAAATGGACCAATGTTCTTAAAGAACTTGCCGAAGAGATCAATCAGATTAATCCCATTTCGTCCATTTGATGTTAACATTTTTACCATCCTGATATATCTTGTAAATATGTCTGCCGAACTTCTTCTTGAAGTATTTTACTGGTTTATTTGACATATCATTTAAATAACTCGTTGCTTCTTTTGCATCATCATCACTATCTGTGACAATAATTATTAACTCTTTATCTTCTTCAAATTTGAAGGTTCCTTTTACTAAAGGTTTCAATTCTTTAGTAATATCATCCTTCATCTCTGCAATATGTGCCTTCATGTAAAAATGATGTAAACTTCATTAAGATTTCCATGTGAATACCAACGTCTTACCTTTTGGAGTCATAGAATCAATATGAGATTTATATGTCTTATTAAACTCTTCGGCATTTTTTGATTTGTTGTACATAAACCAAGCCATTAAAGATCTTGCGTCCTCGGGTCTGATAGTTGAACAATTAGCGTTTTTTTTATCTGGTGCAAGAACCGTTCCATCATAATCTACTTCAGTATCTTTTGTAACCTTATCGATAAGATCACCAACTTCCTTTTGAACATCAACCAATTTGCTTGACGAGAATAGTTTCTTAAATGTCATATACTCTCTTTTCAATTATTTATCGAAAATATCTAACAAACTTAATATGCTCTGATGACAATTCCATTCTTCCATTTCGTGATTTATATCCGATACTACGTAAGAATGATTTGAACTTTTTATAATTCATTTTTACATCAATCTCATTAATCTGTTTATCGCTATACCACTTCTCCAGACGATCTAATCGTAATGAACTAAGATAATTATAAAAGGCAATTATATCTTTGTTCTGAGTTGAATTTACGCTAAATGCAACGATACTAGATAATTTCTTTTCTAGTTCCTCGTGTGTACACATTGCATCACTCAATAACTCAACTTCCTTAATAAACTTCCCACCATTCTTAATGTCATGTTCCGCAAGCAATATAAGATTATCCCGTGATATTCCTTTCTTTAATCTTGATTTAACTTTATCAAGAATCAACGCTGTTCTCTCATCATCTGTTAGATCAATAGTTTTTGACCGTAACTCATTAATATGCTCGTCTGAATAATCACAATTTTTGTGGCGTTCAATCATAGTGATTGTATCATCTTTTACAGATTCTTTGTGTTCTTTGATCATTGTATAGAAACTAAAACTAGGATCATTTGTTGTTACTTCATGTGTATCGAAACTAAACTGTTCCGTTAACAATATCTTAAATGCGTTGCTGTGATTGTTCTCAAATATGTTAAATAATGTTTCAATTTTATTTGAAAACTTACCTAATGAGCTGAGTTTAAAATCACCATCCTCATCAGTTTCAATTAACAATGTACTCTGTTTTCCGTTAAAATATGTTACAATATCATTATTAGACATAATATCGAGATCATCACTATTCGTTGGATTATATTTTTGCGTTTCTTTTAAAAATGTATGTAACACATTTGCTTTACGAGAGCGTTTAACCATCTGTAACGAACTAATAACATCAGCAGCGTTCCCCGTGTCAAAATGAAAATGATGTTTTACGTTGTTCATATTTGATACACCAACCGTTAGTGTTGGGCTATAAAGCAAAATATCCCACCCAAAACCGGAGTTATTTTCAAATATCTCATATATCTTTCTTTTACGCAGTTCAGGTGTTGATGCTGTAAGGGTTGCAACATTAAACCCCATCTCAGTGAGTTTTTGTTCCATTGCATTTAATGAGTTATTTGACATTACTGACATAGTGACAGATTCACCTGGTTCACGATTTTTTAGTATATTTACCACGGAACTGAAGAACATTTCTCGGTGTTTATAATTGAAATGAGATATAGTATCTCTATAATCATTTCTAATATAGAAAATATATTTCTTATCAAACAATATGTTCTCATATCCATTAAGGAACGCATCAGCAATAACTACTTTACGTGTTCCTCGAAGGATGCTTTGAAATTTACTAAGATTGAAATTCTTATTATCCTTACTCAACTCACTACGTGATTGAAACAATAATGATACGAACTCATCTAGTATAACAATATCAAAATCTTTTAGTTTATACTTGTGTAATGAGTCGTATTGAACAATTAAATTTTCACCTTTGTTCCATTGCTCACTGCCAGAATCAAGATATGTTTTAATACCATATTTCTTACTGTAATCCATAGCAACAGATATACGGTTTGATATAATTAGAATTCTCTCATCTGAACGCTCAATGATTTTATCAATAATGAGTGATTTACCTGTACCCATTGCTGATTTGATCTTTAGTAAAGAATTACTTGTTCCTAGGAAATTATCAATCATATCGCTACATGTATCAACATCTATAAACCGATCATTTATAACATTTATATTATCATACATTGTAGCATCAAGAATATTGTCTTCTTGTTGTTTTTTGAACAATAATTTTAAATATTCACGACCTTCCTCAGTTTTCTTAAACTGATTCCATATACTGAAATTGCGTGACTCATTATTATGATACATTACGAATGGACGATCAATGTACATAAAGAATCCGCCCTTAGATTTTACCTCAGAATGATGTGACCAATTTATGCTACCATTTTGATTGATTGCATTAGATACAATCTGGTATCCCAATCCTATGTATATGCTCATACATTTCTGAATAACATTTGAGTTTACTATTACTTGTGTTTGATGATTTTTTGGTTCTTGTCGTGAAGGAATATCAATGATTGATATAAATGCAGATCCTTCTTCTTGTACATGAATAATCTCGTGGTTACGAGTTGGTGCATGATAGGCAACATCATTCTTGACTGTCTCATCTACTTTACAATAGTCACCTATATGATATTTCAAAAAATCATTATGTCTGCGAATATTATCCTCTGAACTATCCACATCCATCTTTAAGAAACCTTTAATGTTGAAATTATCAACACCATTGAATGACTTTGATTGGGATAATATACATGTGTAATCACGTTCCTTGAAGAACTCAACTACTCTGTAATAATCATCACTTGATGTAATCTCATCGAGATCGAGAACCATTAATCTATTATTGACATCACGTAATTTACTTAAATCTTGTTTGTTTCTGATTGCTATAATGTCAACATCGATATCTAATGAGTTTGAAAGACACCAATGATTACTTAATGTATCTGCACATTCTTCGAGTGATAGACAAAGTTTTTTGGTGAATTTGAAGGCTTTATTACCGTAAGGGGATATGCATAATTTTGATTTTGAATCTTTTGCGTTAAAATGTGTTATAAAATACAAATCTATCCTTTTTATTATACTCTATTATAACATACTTTACCTAAAAAAACATTAATGTTTTCTTTTTAGTTTTGTCTTATTAACTGCACGTTTATATAACTGTTCCGCTGATTGCCCATTACTAAAATTCTCTGCAGGAAGATATATTGCTTTCATGAAATATTCATGAGGAATTATCATTGCCTTCTTAGAGATTCGTGCCTTAATGTATAATCGGATTACTGCTTTGAGTTTCAATTTAACGATCATAGGAACAAGAATCTTATAGTCAATAATAAGTGGTAATCCTTTGCTTATATTTTTCTTGTTAATTTTGAATATGTAATCAATGAGAATTTTTCTTGCAGGACGTGGAACCCAGTGAAAGTTTAACCCTAACACATAACCATTGCTTTGGCGTAATGTAAAGATTAATGGAGATTTGTCATATACAACTTCTTCATTCTTTGCAATATAACCAAATGCGACCATATTTCCAGACTTAAATGTATCTTTATTACGGGAAGCCAGATTAGTTTTTAACATTTTTTTGAAATGTTCAAGTGAGACTTTTGCTCTTGCTTTGTCTTGAAGTATTGTTGAAGCCAAGTGAACTCCTTTTTAAATATTTATAGAAAATACTCAGGTTCCTCAACCTTTATCATACTGACAATATTTTTTAACACTGGAATAGGATTGGCTTGCACCCCATGAAGAAAGAATCCTTTATTGTCATCAATGCAATATTGCTTTATTTTCTCATATGAGTATTTAAGATTTTCAATATAAGATCCAACTGCATAAGATCCCATATTGAAATCTATTGCTTGGTATCGAATTCCTGTGGGATTGTCCTTAACATGATATACAATAGGATTTGAAACAAAACTTGTATCATATGTTAACATACAACAAATTCTTTCTGTTCTAGGAATATCATCGGGAAATGATACCTTATCAATATCAATTACACGAATATCAAGAATCTCTTCCATCATATATATTTCAAACATTTTTTCACAATCAGGGCGAGAACCGTATGATGATGTTGTTATATAGACAGGTTTACCACATCTAACATCAGATGTTATTCTATCAATGTGTTCTTTAGTTGGTATTTTTGTTGTTTCCATAAATAATTATAACATAAAGTATCTTAATTATAGATAAGGAAAGAAATGTACATTACAGTTGATGCATATTACAATGTAAGCGAATATAACAGAATGCTTCAGGCACTTGAAAACAATGGAATAGAATATTCACAATGGGTTGACACAAAAGTTCCTCACCAATGGTATATAAAAGTAGCAGATGAGAATCAACCAAAATTTATTGATTTTGATGTCAAACCTAAGGCTGAAGAACGATACTTAGTTAGCGCAATTGTTCCACAACGATCACAAGATAGTTATTTACTTATGAGACGTGATACAGACCCTGCAACCAACTATTCGAAATTTGTTATGAATGATTACTGGAATGAAGCATTTAATTCAGATTATATGATCATCTTCAAATTCAAGAGTCCTGAAGATATTAGAAAAATGTCACAAGATTTGGGATGCAAGATTTATCAGATGGGTACGCATAGATGGAAATTATCAATGGCGTTTAATAAGTATGTGAAGGGGTATTTAACTGCAGATCAGATTATTTTTGAGAAAACTAAACAACAGATGTTGGAGTTTAGAAATCCTGGTGAGTTAGAGGCTGAATTCAATTATAGAATTCTACGTACTACCAAGATTGAAGGAAAGACTATGAAAACGACATACTGGAATAAAGGAATATTATTTCCTGCAATTAAAGTTTCAAATATTATAAATATATAAAATGAATGTCACGGGTTCCGACACCCTACATTCCTTATATCTATAACGGAGATACAACTACATGTATTTATACCACTATACCTATCGAATTACAAACACAAAGCTTAATAAACATTATTACGGAACACGTACCTCTAAAATTCTTCCCAGATCAGATTTAGGTATTAAGTACTTTTCTTCTTCTACAGATGAAGAATTCAAACAAGACCAAAAACTTAATCCATCAAACTACAGATATAAAGTAATTCGAACATTTGAGACACGTGAAGAAGCTATAGGTTTAGAAGTATATCTTCATGAAAAATTTGATGTTGGTGTTAATCCTAATTTTTATAATAAAGTAAAACAATCATCTTCAAGATTTGATAATACAGGAATAAAATGTACTGATGAAACACGTAAAAAGATGTCTATAGCATCTAAAGGTAAAAAGAAGAGTAAAGAACATATTGATAATTTAAAGAAATCTAAGAAAAATATGTCACAAGAACAGAAAGATAAAATTTCTAATTCTTTAAAAGGGAAGGTTAAATTATCAGATAGTCATATTATTAAACTATCCAAGAAGATATATGTTGAGGGTATATTGTATAATTCTATTAGGGAATTTTCTAATATATCAGGAATTAAACACAATACAGTATCATATAGATTATATAGTGATAATTTTCCAGAATATTATGTATCAGATACTATTAAGGTTTAGGTGTAATAACCAATTTACCTTCAACTGGTTTAACCTTTGCAGGTAGTTTGTCTAAAGTATCGAGGTATTTCATTGCTTCAGGTACGTCTGCTTTAAATGCTAACTCCACGTGGGCATTACCTTTATCATCATAAACTGAATTTTTGATTTTATAACCACCAACACGGAGTAATCTTTGAATTTCAAATACAGGATCCGTTTTAGGTTTTTCATTCAATGATAATGACACTTTTTTAATTCTTTCTTTTACAGATTCAATTGAAGGAGATATTCCTTCAACAACAGAATCTTTCAATGCAAATTCAGTAAAATTCATTTATTATTCCTTAGTACGCTGAAAGATCAACTGTGAATTTCGCAAAGAAATCACTATTTGTTCCTGTCTCATCACGGTCAGATGGGTTTTTCGTAAGAACGTATCTGTTGTTAACGAAAATTTTCATTGAACCATCGTGTGCGGATGTTGACTCATATACTTGAGTTACGTAAGGTGAGAAAATATATCCTGCATCACCTGGGTCTTTACCTTGATGCCCTACGATTACATAATCATCAGTTGCATTGTTATCGATATAAATCTGAAAGTTTGCGACTGTTCCAAGGTAGTTTTTGTGTTCTGTTTTCTCAACTGAGTCTGAACCCAATGTAAGCATCATACCAATTGATGGTGTACAAATTACAAATGGGTTAAAGAAACGATTTGTTTTAGACAAGATTTCACCATACAATTTTTGTGCTTTGTATATGATTGAGTGTGTTCCGCCATCAAAGTCTGAATCTATTTTAGGAACAAGATGTCCTGCATTTACGGCACATGCACGAATATCAGCAATTAGTACATCATTCATATCTTCGATCAACGTATTTTTTAACCAAGCAGTCAAGAAATCATAACCACTTTCGCCAAATTGATTAATCAAATCTTGAATAAATTCAAGGGTAAAGTCTGTTTCGATTTTATGGTCTTCAGCAGATACAAATGTTCTACGTGTTTCTATACCAGAACCATTACCCTTAATTACGTTATTATTCACATCACGCTTACGGCCAATAGCTATGATATGTCCCTCAGGACCTGTTAAGGGTTGGATACTACATACTTGACCTGCAAGTGAAGATGGAAATACCTCTTTAATAAGGTTACCGATAATTCTATCTGTTGGTGAGATGTCTGATGATGCAGTACCACTCTCATCGATATTATCTTTAGCGACTTCGATCAACTCAGCCATTTTTGCTTTGATAGAATTTTCAATCACTAAGTCTAAAAGTTTGTCATTCATATAATGTTCCTTTAGTTGTTTCATTTTGATTATTTATAAATATTCAAAAAGAGATATTATGGCACAAACAATGACACAAACAATACTGGCTTCCGCAACACTTATTGGAACTGATATAGATGACAATGTAGGTATCATTCAAGTAAATGGCTGTACTACTATTCAAACGCCATCTGTAGGCGATAACTCTACAAGGCTTGCAACTCAAGAATTTATCTCGGGATTAGGTTCTGGTGTAACGTTCAGCACAACTGCACCTATAAATCCTGACATAAACCCCGTCAATAAGAAATGGGTTCAATTAAATCCAGATAGAACAATTGCATCAGTTTATGAATGGACAAATAATAGTTGGAATGTATAATTATAAAATAAACATATAAGGATCAATATGGCACCGAAACAAGGATGGTACAGATTAAAAAATGCAAGTAAATATATCGTATCAAAACAATCAATAACAGAAGGTAACGGTATTATCAAATAAGTATTTGATTTAATCGTTTTCTTATAATTGTCCTATCCAATTTTTCTATATAATAATACTCACCTTTTTTCTCTACATTAACTACATCTTTATCTTCCATTATACTTTTTATAGTTCTATCTATTTTATTGACCCATTTTTTTAATTGTGTTTCGCTTTTTGAACATGTATAGCATTTATTTGATTTTCTTTGTCGTGCTTGATGATATGATAATACGTCTGTACACCCACATTCACATATAACCGTTTGTTTAATCTTATATGGTTCAATACCATGTATTATTATATCATCAAATATATAATTTTTATTATTAAACAATAAATAGATTTTTGATTTTATCCTATCATCTTTAGTATCTGATATCTTCTTAAGGAAATTATAATAATTCATACTCCTATATGTATTTTTTTCTTTAAATATTACAATCTTATTTTCTAAATCATAGAATAAAAAAGTCAAGTTATCTCTTATAGATTTTTCCATGATTTTTTGAATATGTTCTTCAAGAATATTTTTTGTTTTTATATAATTATTTTTGTTATTTGATATATAATTGGAACCATTGGATTTATATGTTCTATTTAATAATATACAAGTATGACAAGAATGACCATCCTTAAAATCTTTATTTTGTCTAGCAAATTCGCCATGTATTTTACATTCGAATATAGATTTAGAATACCATTTTTTATCATAATTAAATGTTTTTAATATTATATCTCTATCCATAGCTATTTTTTTAATTAATTTATATTGCTTTTCTTCCGCTCTTCTTCCTATATAATCATACCATATAGATTTAGACTCTTCATATAACCTTGAATTTTTCCATGATGATTTAGAAAATTCACACATCTTAGTAAACGCAAAATTTAGTTTTTGATTTTTAGTTCCTTTAGCTAAAAATAGATGTGCTAAGAAATGTGCTCGGTATGGTAATTTAACAATATTCCATGAAGAATATTCATATTCTGGAAATATAGATTTTGGTAGTATATGATGTTTTTCCGAATATTCTTCATTATCAAAATTTGCTTGTATCAATTTAATATATCTATTTAACCATATATCATTAATAAAAATATCTCTAAGATGATTGACGTACATAAATTTCCTTATAAATAATTCTAAATATATTTATAAGGATTATAATGTCAAAGTATCATCAAGGATGGTACAAATTAAAAGTACCAGAAAAATATATAACTTCAAAACAATCTATTACTGAAGGTAATGGAATAAGGTTCATGAGCTCATGGGAGGAAAGAAAAAAAAAAAAAAAAATGTTCTTGTTTTGTGATTTGAATCCTGCAGTTAAAAAGTGGAGTTCTGAGCCTTTTCCTATTCCATATTTCAATGAATTAGATCAAAAGGTTCATCATTATTATGTTGATTTGTATATGGAATATGAGGATGGGAGTGGTAAGACACGAAGAGTACTTGTAGAAATTAAACCATTAAAAGAGACAATGCCACCGAAAATGCCTGTTAAAAAAACGAGTAGAAGTATGGGGAATTATGAGAAGGCTGTTGCAACGTTCATTATCAATCAAGCTAAGTGGAACGCTGCGAGGGAATTTTGTTTAAAAAATAATATTGAATTTAAAGTTATAACGGAGAAGGAACTGTTTTAATCGCAGTCCCCATTATCGTCAAGTTCATCTGAACATTCACCTTTTACAAGGACACCTTCCCCACATTCAGGGCAAATATCACCTTCAACAAACTCTTCGGTTGTTGTTTCAAAATCACAAGTATCACATTCAAGTTCACAAATTACTGCGGTTGATTTTTCTTCTCTACTTGGTGCATCTTCATCTTCGAGCACAAATTTTCTAAATTTCATATTTAACCTTTTATGCAGGATTAACCTGCAGTAATACCAAGAGGTGCAGACCATCTATCTAACAATTCTTGATTTAATCGATCAACATCTGTTTGACCTTGTGACATAATATCACTATAGTTAAGCGTTGCGCCACCTAATAATGGTGCATTGAATTTACCGATATTATTTGCCCATTGAATACGTGCCTCTGCGACACACATATCTTTAATCCATGGGTGATTAAAGATTCCATCTACATCTTCAGGTTTATATAAAGTCCAGCAGTATAGTAATATTTGTTTATTTCTGATATAACAATCATCCATAAAAACTAACTTATTATTGTTAGGATTATACGTATATCTGACTGGAATATTAAAATAATCTTGAATCATCTGAAACTGTGCAGATAGCATCTGAATATCACCTAATGACATTGCACCACCAGCGGCTTGAAATCCAACAAAATTATAACTATTTGTTAATACATAACCACCGGGAATAGAGAACGGCGAATAACTTGATGCTGTTCTGATGTCAATAACTGATGAGATTGACTCATCTAATCGATATTGAGAAATGCCTGGGTCCATAGGAATAATGAATAATCGTTCTTCCATACCATCAATCGCATATTCTGAATATTTTCTGATTGTTGCATAGATAATATCTTCAATCTGCTCAGGTGTTAATTCAATATCATTTACTGGACTACCAAGACGACGTAGGATATAATCCGATAACTTCGTTTTTGTATTGGTAGTCATAATAATTATTTACCTTTTCTTGAAGGTTTAACTTCTTCAACAACTGGTGCTTCAATAGTAACTTCAACTGCAGATGAATTATCAAGTAACAATTCTTCTTTTGGTGCCTCAACTTTAGTTTCAGGTTTTACTTCAATTTTTGTTGCTTTTTCTTCAACAATCTCTTTGAAATATTTAGGGAATCTCGCTGTAAGTTCTGATTCCATATATTCAGTACCATTTTTTACAACAACAATTTTAAATCCAATGTCGAGACTGATGCTTTCACGATCAAGATTAGCAGTATATTTTTTCATTAAGTTTCCTTAGTATGTTTATTTTTATTTATATGTTTAGATAATACAATGACCAGCTTTGCCGTAATCACAATATTCACAAAGCTTCGTTATATTTTTAACATAATCTTCACATTTTTCAATCTTAGTGATTTTGTTTGAATACGTTGTTGCATAGTTTTGAAGATATTTTCGCTTGAATGTGTACTTATGTTCTTTGTTATGTTCAACAAATACGTAAGTCATCTCAATCTCATCTACGTCTTTATACTCACGAAAAAACCAAAGTGCATACATTATTCCCTGACCAGTTTCATGATATTGTTGCTCTGGAAATTTACCTGATTTCCAGTCAACAATAATATACTTATTATCTTTTCTTATAATCTTATCAATTTTACCACGCATGATTGCATGTTTAGCGTAATATGAAACAGGTTGTAATTTTATATCTAAACCAAATTCAACCTCTTCCCCAATGAGTTCAATATCTTCAAGATAATACTTTCCAATATCAGATTCTATGAAGTCATTTACAATTTTTTTTGCTTCGATTTGCTGGGTTTCATCAAGGACAGAAAAATTAAAAGAAGGAAAATCTCGAAAAGAAGATTGCTTAAACGTTTCATAATGCTCCAAAACTAAGTGTATGAATGTGCCTTTCTCAAGTGCAGGACTTGTATTAGGCACACGGATTTTATCAATGTAAGAAAGTTTGAATTTTTGGGGACAGTTAAATGATGAGATTTTACTGTATGAGTAAGGTGCGAATTTGATACTAATCCTTTGTTATTGCATCGAGTTCATCTTCTAACCCGATTATTTCTGCTAGCATTTTTGTACGATCATCGTCTGATAATCCATCATAAATTTCAATAAGATCATCTAGTTTTTCACGAAGTTTTAAGAGTCTGTTATCAGCTTCCATAATATACCTTTTTTAATATTTATAGGTCAATATCTGGAAACTCAAACCCATCAAACATTCCTGATAGATCCACATCAGGAATAAAAGATAATATGTCATCAAACATATCAGTGAACTGAAAAGACGATTCTTGTTTTCTATTACCACTATAGTCGGGAATAATTATATATTCGCCAGAAAGCATTTCTTTATCAGACAAGGTATGATCCTTTCAGATCATCAGGAAGGGACCTTACCAACGATGATGAAATATGTGAGAATCCTGCATCGGCAAGATAATACGTAAATCTTACACCCGTATCAAAATCAAGAACAGTTTGTTTAAGATTTTGTTCATGTTGAAGATCATCACCGTTTCTCAATGCACGAATGATTGTTGCATTGGTATGACCTTCTTTAAGTTCGTTGAAAACTTTTACAAGTGTTTTATCTGTCTTGATTACAAGTGCATCAAGTTCAGGCATAACATATGTACTTTGTGGTTTAGCAAAATCCTGCATCTGTACAACAATGATTTTATCAAAGTCCTTACGTGCTTGGTCAAGAACGTTTTTATGTCCTTTATGAAAAGGATTGAAGGATCCTGCAAAGATACCTACAGTACCATACGGACGGGTTTTTACGTAATCAATCAGGCGTTCCAACCCAGTAGTATTCACATTTTGAATCTTATCTATACATGATTGAAGGAACTCAGTTCGACCTTTAATATACTCGTCAACTTTAACGTAGTTTTTGTATTCATTATAGATTCTGTGTTCATACTTGATAAGGGTATAGAAATCCTCACGCAATACATAAGTATCGAGAAGATAAAAATAATGCTCAAGTTCATCACCCATACGCTTATCATATGTGTCTTTGGTATTGAGAATTATAGTTTTTACCTTATGATACTCATCAGAATTCATTTCTTGAATAAGTTTACGAATTGTAAGAAGTCCAACAGATTTAAGGATAATGCTTCTATTCATGTACTCACGATCTTTTTTCAAAACCATTTTATGACTAGTTACTTCATTTACCATCAACTCAAACAATGCAACACTATCTTCTTCATTTGTTTTTGACATAGGAACATACACACAGTCATGAAAAATCGCAGATAATTTTAGAATACGTTTCTTTGATGGTCCTTGAAGACCATTAAGGGGCATTTCTTCAATTGCATCAATCATATGTTTAATATGATTATCATAAGTGTGGTATTTAGTGTTCATTAGATATCCTTATTGATTATAATTATATAACAATATTTTATGACATCGTAGATTGTTAGATTTGATGAATCATTAAATCTATCCCAAGATGAATATGGTTCATTTTCATCATTATGCCAAAATCCCAGTTTCTTCAATTGAGTTGTTGCATAATCGACATCAGATTTATTGTTATATGTTCTATTTCTGTAGATTGTTGCTGAATCATTAACAATCTCATTGAATGTTTTCCAGTCCATTATTCCCATCCATGGATAGGACATGTTTGTACTCTAACGTAACGTCCATGAGGGTAGTTATCGTTATTATCCATCTTAGGACAAGTACACGCTGGGAAGTTCCAGAATTTGATATAATCTTCGTTATCATCAAACTTCCATAGTTTTTGCAGTAACTTCTCGTTACTAAACCATAGATCATACAATTCTTTTTGAGTTAAATCCGTATTATGAAAATTAACCTCATTCTCAAGTAAACTACGATAATTATGAAGATTATCGATTATATCACGTGAAAGTTGATCAAGACCCTGTTGATCTGCTAATCGTGGGTTATGTGCCATTATTTGCACTCCTTTTTCCATAATTTGATAGTGTCACCACCTGTTGTTTCATATGAACATTCTTGAAGTCCTGCATTAATCGCAGAGATGTGTTCCTGAGTTTTATTATAATCCTCAACACCAATTGCAACAAACGCAGAGGAAAAACTAAGTGTTAACATAATCATTAACCATTTAAATTCCATTTTTATTTTCCTACCTGAAAAATTAAATCACCAGTCTCGTCGATGATTGGTTTAATCAACTCTTGAAAATTACCCGGAGTTTGCTCCACATAACATCTGTCAAGTATCATATCTGGATCTAAGTTTTTTAAAAACTCGATCAACTCTTTTCTTACAATAATTATATCATAATAAGATTAAAGTAAGATTAATCTACGCTTCTAACCATTTTGCATCGTGGGTAATTCGTGTGTCATAGATACTAAATTCAATTATTTCTTTTTCCAAAGGAAAACCTGATGTGTTCAGATAATGTTTGATTATATCTAGATGTTCATTGAAATCTTCAAACATCTGTGTATAGCTTCTGTATGTCATCATGATAGTAAATGTGTCATCTGCATTAATCTTGAACGCATTTTGTGATAGATGACATTGAGTGTCTTTTGCAATCAAAGTCAGTTCTACCAGTTTTTTATCTGTACATTCAACGTTAAAATGACATTCAAAATAACATCCTTCGGGCATGGTTATATCTCCTGCCTCACGAAACGGTGCTTTAGTATGCCAGTAGCTTGCTTCGATCTTGTTGCGAATAACCTTGTATCCTTTGTTTGACAAAGCCTTTGATATACGCATCATCTCATTGAACGCCTCCCCATTGTTACCAACAAGTTTACTGGAAGTCATTACATCATCCATTACCTTAGTAGCGGTCTGATCTTGTAGTGCAAGTACGATTGGTTTAACACCAATCTCAACACAATCCTCTTTGTATTTTTGAATATCAATACCATCTTCTGTATTTACTGTGATATGGATTTCATATGGCATTAACTCACTTTTTGATAAGGAGAAATCCTCTTTAACTTGAAGTTGATTCCATTTTTGTGATTTACGAATAAGCATATCATTAAATTCAGATTCTGTGAATCCCATTGAATACATTATTGATTGATTTACAAGATGAATATCAACAAGTTCCTCAAGAATTTTTTGGGTATCCACAATTCTATGGTTTGTTGCATATGCACCTTCGAAAGGAAGGATTATCTTTGATAACTCACCAAGTTCCTCGGCAAGTTTAAGTGTTTTTTGAGTGATTGATTTCTTATCATTCAATGATAATTGTTTGATGTATTCATTAATCATTTAACTACCACCGCCACATGAGCTTGATGAACACGATGAGTGTGACGAACTACTTGAACTACTTGAACTTGTTGAACATGAAGAATGACTGGAACCTGCTATATATGATGCAAGATTATCAGTCGAGTCAGGAGTATATCTCGATTGACTTGATTCTGATACACCTCTAGCATACGGATCTTTATAGGAATCATTTCTTATGATGGTAATTTTTTGTTTAGGTTCCACATAAAATTTACCATCAACCTTAATACATTCTTTGAAATAAGGGTATGAGATACGAGTAAGACGAAGTTTTCGGTCAATATCATCTATTACCTTACGTGCAACATCAAAATATCTATCTAACGGTTTAACGGACTCATAAGGAATATGATGAATAAAATGACCAAAAATTTCATCACAAAAATCTGCGTAACCTTTTGTATCAAGAAGAAAGATATGCCACAACTCGTCTGCAGTCTTATTATACATCTCAACTGTAGGATAAAAATGACGTTCCTCATTCCATAACACTAATAGAAAGAAGAGTTTTAAACCTCTTTCTGCATCTTCAAACTCACCTGGGAACATCTCATTAAATCGTGAGATTATAATTTTTGGGAATGTATATCCTGCTAACAGATAAGCCTTATCTTCAAAACTTTTTTTATATTTAAACCATCCAAACATTTTAATCCTTCTTCCAATGTGTAGGTCTGTGTCTCCAGAACATTCCATCTATTCCTTGAACCATCAATGCAGTTCGTTGCCAGTTTTCGTCAATATACGCATTAGCCTCCCGACCATCTGCATGTTTAACTTTGAACTGACCATCTTTTTTCGTAGGCCTCTTATCTTCAAACGAAATCTATTCCGTTATTGAAGATCCTTAACCAACTCATCATTAAACCATCGACGTGCAACATTATTAATCAGGCTACTTACATCTTTAGGTTCAAGTCCTTTTTCTGCAAGAATATCCATTTCTTCTTTAACTACATCATTCATAACCGCTTTAAGGAAGTTACCCAATGAGTTAATTGATGGTTCTAATTTTTCATTATTGATACCGAATATGTTCTGCCACGCTTGTTCAAGTCTCAGAGAATTAGCAGCGTAGTTTGCAAATGCAATTTTAACTTGTTCTTTTTCGTTATCAACAGGTTTAAGAGTCTTTACTTTAGAATTAGCGTGCTTTTCGCCTTTTACTTTAAATCGTTGCAATGTCCCATTGAGCAAGAAGACGAATACAATACCTTCACCTACGTTTGATTCTTGACCAAATGCTTTACCAACGGGTGATGCAGGTTCTACTACTTCCTCGACGAGTTTAATCATCTCATTCTGTGAAAGTAATGGAGTATTAAAATCAATCTCAATCTCATATGTAGGGAATTTGGAAATGTTATAGATATTGAAATCTAAATTATCCGGATGAATTCCCATAGTGTCATACCATACAGATGATTCTTCCTCATCAGTATCGATAGGTGATACTTTAAAATGTTGGAAGATAATTGATGTTTTTCCGATTCCAGTCAATGCTGACTTGTCCTGGATATTTCCACCACACCATTCATAGAACACGGAAACGTTATGTGTATCTGTATTGATGTTATAAATTTTAACCAATCGTGAGATTACATCCAACCAGCCATCTTTATCACGATTAACAGCGAATGCACAACCAGCATTGTCATTTTCAAGTGTAATGATATTATTACGTGATTGAACCCATAAACCGTCAATGTTGTTATAACAAACTGCAGCGTTTGTACCATGAATCTTTTCTGTACCAGTTACAATAATTTTAGGCATTAATGCACTACGATTATAGATTGGATTGCCTTCGGCGTCTAATCCTTCGTATTGGGCAACATGTTGTACGTTTTTAATGGTTTCACGGAATTGTCCGATTGAACCAAAGTTGATGAATTTTTGCATATTTTTCCTTCTTTCTTCTGATACATATATTATATCATAATAAACTTAATGTATGTTTAAATTGATAGTCCCTAACATATTTTTTTCAATAGTAGTTCCACCTATAACACGGTCGTATGTGTACTCATCAATTTTCTTAACTTCATCTGGATCTAATAATCCTTTTGCAATCGCATCATCGAACTTGATTAGATATTTCTTGTATAAATCAGGCATATTCCTCATTATAAAAGTTCTTAACCCGTGAGATATTTCAAAATATGAACGTGAGAATTCTTCTTTCATTGTACTTACAATGAGTTGTTTTGCATCAGAGGATTGATCTGTTGCGAGGGCAACTAATTTTCGCCCTTTTTTATCCTTGTACATAATAACAGCTTTAACTTCATTGTTATGTTTAATCACTTTCCAAAAAGGTATGGATTTTATCATGTCTTGTTTTGATGAGAATCCTGAGCCTTTCAATCCACCGATTTCTTTGTATGATTCTAATAACATTTTCCATACAACATCAACATATTTTTGTTTGTCTTCTGTAGTGAAAACGTTGATATAAGATTCATTTAAGAAATTTTTGAATTTAGACATAGGTGACCTCAATTATATATTAATCGTATTTATGATCTTATTCAGAAGATCTTCATGATCTAACATATTAACTCGATGACCTGTTTCGATAAAAGTAACATTTTGAAACTGTTTTGCAACTGTGTCAACATCACCAATTATATCATCAAATCGTCCAATGATTGTTGCAGTTGCGTTACGTGATTTTTCATAACTAATTGATGTTACGAATTGAAAGAACTCGTTGGTTACTGTTTCATATTTAAATGTCGCATAATTTTTTTGTTCAGTTCCTATCCATCGATATAATATATCTTTGATATTTGGAACAGGATTAATTAAAATAGTCTTTACTGGGATTGTTTGTGAAAGATAATTTGCAATCAACGAACCTAAAGACGTACCAATCAATATGGTTTCAGGATCTCGTTCAATTGCATCAATCAAATCTATACGCATACGACCTAAATCTTCATCCAGTGTTTCACATGTATAGTTGAATCCTAACACTGTTGCATTAGGAAACATGTATGAAAGGTCTTCTACTTTTTTATCACTATTCGATAAAAATCCATGTATGTAAATTAATGTCATCTTTTCTTCCTTTCTTTTATACAATAATTATATCATAAAGAACTTAAAGAAAGATTAATAATTTTCGTTAAATTGATATAATTCGTCTAATGTGATAAAAAAATATGTATTTAGATAAGCTATTTCAAGATAATTAACATTATGGAAGATTTTTGAGAATGGGGAATTTGCAGGTTGGCATACAAATGTCATAGAAGATATTCTGTTTTCGACACCTACAACAACTAGAAGTTTATCTTCTTTTTCAATAACAGAATATCCCGCTAGCGGGATATTCGTTTCGAAATCTGAATTTTTAGATCGAATAATCATTTATGATATGCAGTTAGACAATCCATCTCATTAGGATATGACTGCCACAATCCGGTATGTGCTTGAATCGCACTTGATTGGTAATGAAGTAATTGTTCACGATATCTTACGTCTTTCATATCACGACCTGTATGCCACACATATGCATAACCTGCTTGAATCATTTCCTCATTAAGATTAATGTCTTTGAAGAAGATAATCGCTACATCACGATCATGAGAAGTGCTTCCTGTTGGTTTAACCTCAACTGTATCCCCAATCTTGATGATTGATGCAAGATATTTTGAAGACAGTTTTGCTGCATCAACAGTTGTATGACCACATGTTTTAATATCACCTTTTGTTTTATAAGAAATCACAAACTTTTCAGGTGAGTCAATATCTGCGAAACGCAACTTGGTTACATTACCATCATTTGATTTTATTGTGATTGTATCACCGTCAATTAACTTTACAACAGTTGCAGGATACGCAAACAATGTAGCGCTGAATAGCAATGATAATAGAATTTTTTTCATTCATTCCCTTTTTTAAATTCTGTTACAGAATTTTCTGAGTTAATATCATATACACACCCATCAGGAGTTTTTATGACAACATAACCTTTATCAATTGCATACTTGAGATCTGCTGAAAATCTTGTGTTATTCCAGTTAGGCGTCTCAGGTAAATTATCAGTCATCTCATATACACCATTTCTTCGTACAAACGAGATCATGTATGAATCATTCTCGAGCGAACCATCTACTTGTAGTAAATAATCATACACAAAAAATGATGTCTGATATTTCAATCGCTTAAATAATCCAAATCCATCAACGTCAATGAGCTTACCAGAATCATCAAATTTTGCACCATAACCGGCGCTAAATGCACGATTAAAATCAGGATATATGAACTCACATGCTTTAATTATATCTGCAATCGACCCATCACCAATAGATGGGGTCTTAGTGTTGATTACATCAAGAATATCGAATACAATATCTTTGTTTATCGGGTTCATTAATCTTTCTCTACTAATCTTGCGATTTGATTTTTAATACCAAAATCAGACTCTAGCAATGCAAGAACAAGTTCTTCCTCACCTTTTTCCAATTCTGTAACGGTCATCTCTTTTTTGAGAACCTTAATTGCGTTCATTACTTGACCAACAAGAATTCCATTTGCTTTAGCATCTTTTTTGATGTCTTTGATGAACCCATTGATTTCTTTCTTTTGCAACTCATGACTAAGGATCTCAGATGCAAATTGCAATGTGAGATTTTGTTCCTCATTTTTCTTTGTCTCGATAAACGTTTCTACCAACGCTTCTTCATCTGGTGTTAAACCCATTAGTTCCCCTCAATTGAAATATAGTTTGATGCACCTTCAAGCGCTTTTACATTATCAAGATATGCATCGTTGCTTGGGAAATCCCAGTAACAGAAATCTGATGACATTGTATAAACACCTCCTTGCAATTGAATCTCTTTCGAGTAATCCAAGTTGAAGATGATACGATTTTTACCACTGTCGAATACAATATTTGCTACATGATCACCATTGATTACATAATGATGTGAATCAGTACTTACAAATACATTATCACCCATCGATTTGATAACGCCATTCATAACGTTCTGTAATGAACCATCATAAAATGCATAGGTGTAATCTGCAACCATATTTCCATTACGTAATGTAATGCTGTGTGAGTAATTAAAAATTACCTTTGTCTCACCTTCAGCTGTCGTTTTGAAACCTACGCTTGATACTGCATCAAGATTAATGATTTTTTGTCCAGGGACTCGAATATTTTTCATGTTTTTCCTTCAAATTATAGTTTTTCTTTTATTTCTTTTAATAGATTTTGTAATGTGGTATCTTCGCTAAATACCACAAAATACATTATATTATTGTTATTGTTAATATATAGAGTCCGTGACTCACTATGTCGTATAAAGACATCTTTATTCTGTATGTCAATAAAAATCTCAGATATTGAATCATTAGATTTTCCATCGGATATTCCTATTCCTACGACATTATCAGATCCTACCTTAAAATGTAACTTCATATTATCCTTTCATCGTAATGCGCTCCAGTTCTACTCGGATACGTTCAGGTGCAGTTTTTGTACAGGCTTCGCTAAAGAATTCTCTCACTGCACTCAACGAGTTACTTTCAGGGGTGAATCCTTTATCAAGGAATCTATAGAAACGAAAAACTCGCAAGAAATCTTGTTCGATTCTGTCTTTTGGTTTTCCTACGAATCTCAATGTTTTCTCTTTGATGTCATCGATACCTTGACCTGTTGGGTCAATCAATTGTATGTCTGTAAGATTGAGGTACAATGCATTTACAGTAAAGTCACGACGTTCAGCATCATCGTAGATTGTTCCAATTTCAACACTTTCAGGTCTGCGACCGTCAACATATGTGCCATCTTTTCTGAAGTTTGCAATCTCGTAATCAACTCCATCCTTAGTTACAATTAATACAAGAAATTGTTTTCCTGCTTCTTTTACAGTAAATCCTGCATCAACAAACAATCTTTCAAGATCATCATAAGCGATGTCTGTAACGAAATCGAAATCTTTTGGCTCTTTATTGATTAATGTATCACGAACACACCCACCCACGAGGCATGAATTTTTTGATGCACGAAGAACTTCAACAACATCCATTGGCAAAAATCTATGGATTCCCACGAATTTTCTATCGTAATGATCAAGATCGTTGATTACACCGATTAGTGTTTTTGACAAAGGAGTAAATCCTTTGTTATCTACACAAATTTCGAAAAGATCATGTACAGTATAAAACAATTCAATATCTGTTTTGTCAGCAAGTTCAAGTAAATTAAAAACCTGCTCAGCAGTACAATCATTTTTTAATGCTTTATACCCAGGTATTTTTGCACGAAAAAAACCTTCATTGATTTTTTTGATCAGTAATTTTTTGTATTGTTTCATGTGTTCCTCATTTCCTTCTTATTGTACATTATAGCACAATGAGCCTTAATTGTTGTTTAAATAATAACTATTATCATCTTTAATAGTCATCATCTTCATCATTTTCATCAAATTACTCATTATCCATTGCACGTGATACGATATTAATCCCGAGTGAAAGAATATTGAATTTTGTAAGAACTTCCAATTCCATATCCGTAATAGGTTTTGCATTATCTACCATCTCTATAATCTCATTGTATGACAATTCAAGGGACTCGTTTGTACCGAAGTAATACTCACGTTGATCTGAAAAACTAACACCGAATTTTTTCAATTCTTCCATACGTTCACGAAATTTTACCTTAATCTCATCGGTGATTAATGATACAATTGGATAACCAAATTCACCGGCGTAATCTCTTTTTGTACATATTAACTTCATAGTTTTCCTTTTTTTGTTTTTAACTCATCGATTTTTTCTTTTTGTTTAGGAGTTTGTTTTCTCCATGTAGTGTCACGATTTTTTCTAAAATATTCACGTATCTTTAAAATAGATATATGAGCAATCATATAAGATACAAACACAATAGGTAAGGTCATAAAACCTATTAAAATTTTACATAACATTATACATCCTTAAATTTTGATTTTTCTTCTGTCCAGTCAATATCACGACCACTCAGACGTCCTTCATAATTGATACATGTTACAAGATCAAGAAGCCATCTTACACGGAATTGACACATATATCTATCTGATACATATGAAAGGTCACCCGCAATATTTGTATAACCGTATGTTTCAAATCCTGTTCTACGATCACGATATTCAGAACGATCAAAGTGTTTATAGAGAACAATTAAAGACTTATATTCTTTTTGAAGAAGATCAATTGTTTCTACGATATTATCGTTAGTTAATTCATCAAAGATTCGATTAATCTTATATCTAGCTTTATCAACATTTACAGTTGATTTACCTAGATGATGTTTTTTGAAATAAGTTTTTAACCCATTAGAACGTTTATTCACAACATTCCTCCGAGTATACTAAATCTTCATCACGTGCAATCATTGCTTCGATATAAAAATCTAAAGCAGCATAATATTGCATTAGACCCATATCATCGGTACGATTCTCATTGTTATAAAGTATATTGTACAGTTTTTCAGGCATCAGATAATCCTTCAATGAGGTGTTTACGGAACAGATTTACAATATCTTCTGCATTGAAATTTCCTGCATTGATTGCTTCTTCAATTGCACCTTTTGGTAGGTCCTCATCCTCTTTTCTGTCATAGAACAGAAAGTTTGATATTAAATCTTCAACATATCCATCAAGTTTTTCAATGTTTAAATCAGTCATTATATTTCCTTCGGTTTTTTTATGAGTGTATTATCAACTTTCCATTTCTTGTAACCCGATTTATTAAGAACGTAACATTCTACACGGATTATCTCGCCGTTTGTTCGACGAGTAAATACTTTAATTTTTTCAATTACACCACTCATCATGTCACCTTGTGCAGGAAACGCAACTGAATCACCTTCTATCAATTCTTGTCCAAAATAATCTTTTGCCATGTAAATCCTTCTTCTAATAAATACATTATAACATAATAAACTTAAGGTGAGCTTAATGACTTTTCAAAAACTAATAGAAAAATTTACAGACATGGGAAAACTATCTGATACTGATCTCAAAAAAGGCCAATCATTGACTGATGAAGAATTTAATGAAGTAGAAGGAACGGCGTTTTTCGATGCTATATCAAAAATTCGGGATAACGATATTTCCAAATTAAACAAAGGACTTCCTTATAAAGGATTAGATACATTAACTGTATATAAACGACCTGAGTATAAAAATATGCGTTGCTTCCTAGGACCTAATAACTCATCTGGATATGCCCTTCATGATAAACATGAACTTGTATCTGTATTTAGTTCACAAGGCTCATCAGGAAACGCAATCATGACATCAGCAGTTAAAAATGGTGCAACCCATTTAGATTGTTTTGCATTTCGTGATAAATCTGATAATATATCAGGACCATTGTACTCATTGTACTCAAAACATGGTTTCAAAATTGATAAATCAATGAATTCTGGAACACCTGGCGAAGCATATGCAATCGTAAAAGGAGTCTCAGATTTCGTTGATGATAATGAGGTTGCACATCCTGAGGACGAACGTGTTGTTATCTTTATGAAGAGATAACACCTGCCTCATAATCACATATTAGATTAAGAATATTTCTAATATCATCTTTCAACCTATCGAAATTCTCTGTCTTAACTGCAATGAAATCTTCATTCTTCATGTACAACTTTCTGTTCACTTCGATCATAATACTTTGAACCTTATCACTTCTTGATGTGAATCTATCAGGACAAATACTACCACTAAATGGGTAATTGTGTTTAATCGTATATCCACGTGATACAAAAAACTTTCCGATTGCTTCAATCAAAGATATATCAACACTATTGTATCGTGAAAACCCAATACATATATCAGGTGCCTTCATATTTTTTTCGCTGTATCCAATACCTTCCTGAAATGAATGACAGTCCACGATTACTGCTATAGGATATAATGTAGTATATTGGTCAATGAAACTTTCTAGTTTTTTATGATATTCAAAATACTCTGATATATCATAGCTCTCCACAGATTTTAATCGATTACCATCAAGGGTTTTAGTATAGATAATTCCACGGCCAATCTTATCATTTTCAATCTCACGTGAATCATTGAATCTTTCCATATCAATGTATAATCTGCTTTTTTCTGCAATCAGACGTGTTGATGCATCATGAACAAATAACTCATCTGTAAACCAGTCAGTAGCATAAAACAATTCCCGTTTAAGTGTTTCATCATTTATAATGAATAACCCACGCTCAGGTATTTTAGCGCTTGCATGTGGTATATTTAATATCATTTTTCTTTCCTTTCGTCGCTGTTGCGCCTTTTATTTTTTCTTAAGGTTAAATCTTAGGTCATCTTTAAACGAACTTGTGCAGATAAACCTTGAAACACATTGTTGTCTAGGAACTTCTGAAGTTTTTCCCGAGTTCCGCCTTTAGTAAGTATAGCATTAAAATCCTTAAAAGCAACTGAAGGCCATACCATAACTTTATATCCACGTTTTGAATAATTAATCGATTTTTTCAATCCAGTTGCATCTATCTCTGTGTTGTCATAAACGAGTATAGGATCTTTCGCTTTCTTCAAAAATTCATCAGGAAAATCTGCACCTAGACATGCCACCACATTTTTACTCTCAATACTCATTGCATCAAATGTTCCTTCAAAAATATATAATGGTTGATCGAAATCTACATTGAATATATTCCATACTTTCCATCCAATATTTTCCTCAGGAATCCTGGTATAGAAATCTTTATTCGTGGTACTTCTTGACGTAAACCCATATAATCTTTTACCAAAGTATAATGGAATCACAATGTAGTTTGTGAGGTTTTTTTCTTTATCATCATCTTTGAATATACCTGTACCTTTTACCTCAAGGAAGTATTTGTAATCCTCCTTGAGCATCCCACGAGTTCTGAGATACATATCTGCATATGAGTCATCTTGGATGGGTGAAAAAATATCAGGTATATCAAATACAAATGGTGGTCTAAATGTATTATCAATTTCAAATGCCTCAATATCAGGGACAAGATCTTCTTTTTCTTGACGCAGAAATTCCTGAATATGATTGATTTTTTTACCATTTATTTCTTGTGTATATGCATGTAATAATGAGGGATAATAATCACGTAGGAATCCATACATATTACTTGAATATTCACAATCTCCATTGAAACATTTTACAACGTCATAATCAAATGATGATTTTGTATATAGGTGAAATCGCTTAGAGCGTTTACTTTTCCCGTCACCACATATTGGGCATCGTGCTGTATAATCTTGCCGTGATCTTCGACCTAATGAACTAGATGGTAGCGCTAACTCAAAAAATTTGACATTAATATCATTTAGCGCTGAACCCATTTATTCCCCTTTATCTAAAATCCATTCACATACATCAAAAACCACTTTGAATTCATTTGATGCAGAACATCGATACGAATCCTGTCGCTTACCATCACCTGTTGCACGTGCATTCCAGTGACTAATTTCCTTCCCATCCAAATCTTTAACATAAATGAATGATGTCTCAATGGTATAATGATGATACTTTTTTGCATATACTTTACACATACTCGAAAGCTCAAAAACATTTAACCATACTATATCGGTGGGTTCGAGATGAATCATAAGACTTGTACCTTGCATCTCAAATGAGGTTGCTTCTTTTCCTGCAAAATCAAGTATTTTATTTAAAAGTTTTAAACTAATCATACTGATGCCAGTCTATATGAATTCATCTGAAGCGCCAATAACTGTTCATATTCTGAATATTCATCATACTCTTTAACAGTGGTTGTATATTCCAACCCTGAGATAGTTTCGTTGTAATACAACCATCCTTCTGTCGTAAAAAATGAGCCTCGAGATGTTCTAAGTATCTCAGATGCTTTATAGATTTTTTCAGGTAATACAACGCTGATAGCAGTCATCAACCCACCCAATGAATCATCCTCATGAAATTCTGCCCAAGGATATGGGTTCTCTGGGTTATCGAGAAAATCACGTAATACATGAAGATCTGGTGATGTTCCTGCATTTAATGAGATACATGTTTTATGATTTCTCGACCAATTAAATAAGATATCTTCTTTGTTAATTGCATCCTCATCATAATCCAATCCAGTAGGAATTTCTGGAAGTGCATATCTGTTGAATAACTCAACTGTCGAATGTAGGGCTTGAATTCCTTTTGCCATTGGTGATAGCATAAAATGCGTAAATGTGTATAATCTCATTTAACTCCAATCATATCTGTTTCTTTTACCATAACATGTGCAAGGCGATTATCGTTAAACACCTTCACCTGTGCGAGATCTGTTAGGATATTGTAATATACATATCCTCTTACTATTTTACAACCACAAACTCTACCTTCGAGTACATTATCACCGCTTCTGTATTGAACCATCTTATTGTAAAATTGATCCATTACATGTTCTAAACGTGATTTAATTGCTTTTTCCATTGCTGTCATTATGCATCCTTTCTTGTAATGAGTTCCCAAAATGCATCCTTGGACGGTATTCCTACAGGAATTGTCGCTGTTGCAAGAAACTTGATGAATTGTTTTTTAACTTCATTATAACTCGATGAAGGTACACAAGATTTGTAATAACCTACATTCTTATCTTTTGCTTCTATGAAATAACGGAATCTATCAGTATCAAATGATATTGTAGCTACAATATCATCACTAATAAAACCTGCAGTTGTTCCGTTTACAACCCATTGTTGTTTATTGAACTTATTATCTTTTTCCCAATCTTTCTCAACTAATGATATCTTAATTCCTTCAATCTTTCTTTTCTTTCAATAATTATATCATAATAAACTTCAAGATATTTTGGGTCAATATGATCAACTAACCAGACATCATTTTCAGAACGATAAAATTTAATACCATCAAGTTCCATTGATCGTGTATCAATATAAAATATAATTGTACTTGAATTTTTGGTTTTACGTCTTGCACCTACAACTTTTGCCGTTTCAAAACTTGCAGTCAGATGAACATGATGTCTTTGCATCTTACTTAAACCGTTTTTCTTGATTGCATCAAAAAATTTACTATCTGTTCCATGATATAGATTAAAAGGAGGTTCTTCGGGTACAAGGTCAAGATCGATCTTTACTGAATGTCCTTGTGTTGCACGAATCTTACTTTTGTCATTATTAAACGTATATCGACCTTTCGTATCTTTCAAGACAATATCAACAAGCATTAACTGATTGATAGTATATTTACCGGAATCATTTATCCCTTTTAATAAATCAGATACGCTGGCCCACCCGTGGGAATCAAGTTTAATTCCTATTACCTCAGGTTTGTGACGAAGTATGAGGCTTATAAAAACGCTTAATTTATTCATTATACCGTTTCCATAGATTGAATGTCGGTGAATGAGAAAGTGTATTCATCACATTCTTTATCGATACAGACAAAAGATTCTTCATCATTTAAATCAATATCGGTAATACAGAACAATCTGTCACCTACGGTTACCATTACATTAGAACCCACATTCTGTGCTTCGAGAACATCGTCTAATGTAAAATTTGGTTTTGATGCAATGTACTCATCATAAGTAATAGTTTTCATATCATTCCTTCTTTTTATTGTAGTATAATTATATCACATATAACCTTCAAAGAAGATTAATAATGTGAATTATACTTAGGTTTTGATGAGTTAAATGTTGCAAGATCCTCTGAACAAAGATAGATATTGCTCATGATCTCATTGAGTTTCATTGGGTCTGATGTACGATTGATATTTTCAATGATACGTGCGATATTTTTCTTAGCACGGAATGCACCTGCAATTGCAAGCAATGTTTCTTTTTTCCAAACAACATTATTTTCATTCCAAAATTCTTTAACAAATTCAGGTGTAAGTTTGTTGAGGTTTCCCTTATTGTCGTAGTTCCACTGTGCATCATTGATAATTACTGTGTTATCAGTCATTGTAAATTCCTTCTTTCATTCTTTTGATATAACAATTATAACATATTAAAATTAAATTATTATAAAGAAAATCCTCTAAGTATAACGTAATCGATCAATTTGTTTCTTAGAAACTTCCGGAAACGCATCACGATTTTGTTCAATCTCATCTGCGAGTCTTCTGCTAATTTCTTTCAGTTTATCAACCTGTGACTTTACATTTTGTCTTTCCTTATGTATCATACATGAACCTTTATACCGCTCTTTCATAATATGATCTAAAATTCTTTCATGTGTGCTCATCATGAATCCTTTATGTACAAGTTACATAAATTATAACACATTATGATTAAATAAAATTTAAATAAGTATATTAGCTGGAAACGATTTATCTCATATATTCAATGTATAAAATAAAATAACAGTTACATATTATAGTTATTTTATTTTATACATTGATTGGGGTACCCCAATCAAAAATTATATCCAAGTCTTGCAGTAAAACTTCGTTCCGGTACATTAACTGCCGACCCCATTGCTCTACCATCATTATTGAATACATTGTTTAATGTTATTCCGTATAACCAGTTATTGAAGTTATTTGAATAACCAACATCAAATGTATTGTATCCTTTATTGTTATACTCATTATATGCGGGATTTATAACTCTTACATCATTTATATCTGATTGAGATAAGTTAATTCCTTTATGTGCATAATTCCAAGTAACAAAATAATGATTGTATTCATTTTTCCAATAGATTTTCCATGGTGTCAATTTACTCATATAATCTGAATCATCTTGCCCATATACATATTGAAAATTAAACACCGAACCGAATAAATCTTTATCGTATGTTAATGTTACATCAGCACCTTTAACAATACCGTTTCCGACATTTTGAGCTTGATACTGATCTACACCAGATATGCGCCCAACTTTAACACTTGATATTGCATTATTAAGATACATATAATAACTACTGATATTGTAGGTAAAATCATTAATTTCATCTTTAATACCTAAAGAATATGTTTTTGATGTTTCTGGAACTAATGAATCATTCGGTACATCGTTTCCCTTACCTGTGGTTCTTGAGTAATAAAGATTATTCGCCGTAGGAAGTTTATAACCGCCTCTTACACTACCATATACAATATTTTTTTGTAATTCTATATTGTAACTGTATGTGTCGAAATTCTTGGTAACATCACTATGTTTGTCTGTGGTTTGAGCCCATACACCATCAATGTTTGATTTCAACTTAATACCATATATCTCGTTTTTGTAGCTAATACCTGCAGTTGTAGTATTGTATGTGAAATCTTTTTGGTTATACATAAGATCTTCATATGAATCCATCAATTTAACATTAAATCCGGATACGAATTTATGAATATATTTAGCACCATAAACATTATTAGTTGAATCAACCTCCCTACCGTTATCGTTTACATTTTCTACGAATCGTTGATAACTTGCGGTAACTGTATCATTACTAGTAGGTTTATATGAATCTTTGATGAACACATAATCTTGATCAAGATATGTATATGCTTTTCCTTGAATATATTTGTCTAATCGATCAACATCCGACGATGTACTATATAACGCAATAAGTGTATTGTTTCCTGTGATATTCTTAACAAAGAATGCATCCTGATTGTATGCAGTATGTTCGATATTATTATAATCACCAGTCTTGTATAACTTCAACCCTACAGTTGTATTATCATACTTTTTAGTTGCAATTAATTTTCTACCTTGATCATATGAACTATATTCTGTGTAGATTTGGGAAACATCTGTAATATGTGAGTCTACACTTAAACCAATTGCATTTCCTGATTCCAATTTGTAATCTACAAACTCACTTGGAATCCATGAGAAATATTGATTTGGTCCGCTTCGAAAATTTGAGTTATTCATAACAACATCTTCAAATTTTACACCAACTAATTCACCTTGGAGTCCTTGAATTACTGGACTATTCATTCCAGGTGCAGTTTGTTGAATATTCATTTTAGTTTGTATTGCACTAAAATCAACCTTGTTATCTCTGTATTCAGGAATAGATGTATATGTTGTTGTGTTGGATTCGACTGTTATTGGCGACAATGTAATAGGCTCAGATGCAGATAGAATCACACCTATTAATAGTGATAAAAATAATTTCATATATTTCCTTTTATAAATATTGTAATTAACCTAAAGGCCAATTTTGAAAAGATTTGATTTGATGTATCTTGAGTTGTTAAATTCAGACTTACTTACAGATGAAGTGAGAAAAAATCTCAATATTAATGATGTTCGTGAGGAATTCTACGAAAAAACAAGGTTCAACGAGATAAACAGTTATGAAATTGCTTATGCATGTTTTGAAATTGCCATCACACAGAATATCGAATTCAGTATCAATAATCTCATCAACGCCTTTAATGTGGTAAGTCCTAAAAATCGTGTACAAGTTAAAGATTATCTTGACGACAAAATTATTAAACTAATAAACGAATATAAGGATCAGACTGAGATTTATATTCTTATTGAATTAACGCAGGCACATCATTATTTTGATTACTCCGCTAGTTTCAACCCTAATAAAAAAATATGGTTGAAACATAAAGTAGTATCTCATATTATAACGAAGTTTAAGAATTAACCTTCAGAAACAACTTCATCTTCGATAACAGTAAACTGCTCTCTCAAAGAACTAAGTTCAACTGTAAGGGCTTGAACTGCAGCGTTATGAATAATTTGTTCCAATTGAAACTTTTCTTGAATTTGCACGATACGAGCAAAAATCATTTTAGCTTGTTCTGGCAAAGATGCCATGTCATATGTTACTCCGTCTAGTACGAATACTTTTTCTTCCATTTTATTCTCCATCTTGTTTTGTTAATTTTAATGTATATTTGCTAACTGCAATTATTTCAGGATGACCAGTTTGTGTCATATAGATAACATCAACCTGGTTTCCTTGAATTGCATTAACCACCATCTGTGGTGACCCTGAAAGTTTTAATCTTACATTGTCTCCTGCCCTGATATCTGCCATCTTATTCCTTTTACAACCAATCATCTAATGATGAGGTTTCTTTAACAACGAATTGTTTTTCGTCAAGATAAAAATCTTGCACATTTTTTGCTAACTCGATAAGGTTGTTCTCCCCTAAAAATGTTAATATTCGATT